CCCCAAGATTGCTCCGGAGAACGATATCGGATGGGTATCCGGTACTCGACACCCCGGTCCTCGTAGTTCGCGCCCCCATTGGAGGTCCGCGGTTGCCTCATTGTGCGTACTCGGGCGAAGTTTGGTGATCGGGGGGTCGGGGGTCCATCTTTTCCCAACCACCAGACCCCTGAACGGCTCTCAAGGTCCGGGGTTGCGGGTCTGGGGTTACCCGACCATGCATACTTGGTTGTGGTTTGGGGGCTGGGGGTCTGGTGGTTGCTCCGTGATAGCGCGCCCCGTTGGGGGTGACCGTCCAACCACCCGACCATGCATACTTGGGTGTGGTTTGGCGGCTGGGGGTCTGGGGTTACCCGGCCATGCTTACTTGGTTCGTGGTTCGGGGTCGGTGGACTGTGCTTACTTGGTTTGTGGTTTGGGGATGCTTGCTTGGTTTGGGGGTGCGCGAAGCGTGGGGTGATAGCGCGGCTGATTCGTGCACTGGCTGGGATGCCGGGCTTTTAGGGCGGCGATTTTGTGCGTGTAGTGAAGGGCGGATTGCGGCTCCGCCGGGCCGGTAGTACTAAAGCCAAAAGGCGATGATTGGCACGGTCCAACAGGCTACGAAGAACCATCCGCCGAGGCTGAATTTGGGCCGCTCGCTGATCGGCGTTGTGATAGCGCGGTGGAATCGGTCCGCCCGTTGGGCTTCCGCTTTTAGTGCTCTGTGTGCATCGTATTCTGTTCGCATGTCGTTCTTCCTCTGGTGGTGGAGTTGGGGGCCTGTGATAGCGCCCCCGTTCGGTGTTACGCTGCTTTCGCGGCTTTCTGGATGTCCGTCTTTGTGATGAGCTTCTTCTTGAACGCGGCGCGGATTCGGTTTCCTGCGTTCATGCGCTTCTGCCCATTATTCAGTTTGGCGTATCGTGCCGCCAGAGCGCCTTTGTCCATTTGGAGCACGGCCTCTGCGATTGCGATCACGCGGTCTGGTTCGAACATCGCTAGCATTGCGGCTACGTCGTCCCCGTTGTTGATCGAAAGCCCGGCGTATCCGTCCGTGTGGACGTAGTTACCTCGGTGCTGCTTCAGCGTGTCGGCCATGCTGCGCTTCTCTTTGCGCGTCGGAGCGTCTGCTGGTGTGGTCTCGGCTTTGATCTGCGCCGCTTTCTGTGCTGCCTTTGTGCCTTTCGTTGATTTGCTCATTTTGTTTCTCTCTGTGTTGGTGTTTCGGTTCGGCTGGTTGCCTCCCCTTCACCTTTTGTGGGGAAAGTAGGGGTCCGGGGACGACTTTGGGAGTCCCCGGCTGAACATCCCGTGAGCGGGAACCGCCACTGTGATAGCGCGACCCCAGATTGGGAAGCGACGCAGTCGACCCCACAGCTGGGCGGAGTGGTATCACTTGATGTTCAGTATTAAACGTCCGTTTCCGAATGTGGGGGTTGTTAGGGGGAGTTAGCTCCCCCTGACCCCGACCAACGGCGTGGACTCAGAAGCGACGCAGTCGACCTGAAAGCTCATCCGCTTGTTGGTCGTTAATCACGAACTCGTTCGTGTCAGAGGTTAAACAAGCGAAAGCGCGAAGCGACTCGTTTCCTTTCTTCTTTTGTCCTGTCAACGATAGCGAAAGCACGAAGTGACTCGTTTCCTTCTTTCCCCCCGTTCCTGTCCAGTGGGGTCTAGGTTGGGAGGTTGTTGTGATGTTCCGCGTTTATTGTTCGGTGGTCCCGGAAACTATGGCACACCTCGACGGTTCGGGTCCTCCGACCCCCAAAAGGGGATGCGCACAATTGGTTGATCATATCGAACTTGACTCGAGGGACCCGGTATGGTATACTCGTATGACGATATCACGGAGTGGACCGATGCCTTACAAAAACCCAGAAGATAAGAAAAGGTGGAGAAAGTCGAAAGTGGCACAGGAGTATAAGTCTTGGTACAAGGAAAACTATGAACGTCTGGGAAAGAAGATAAATAACCCTAATCAACTCAGGGGAAAAGATGGTACGTCATTGAAATCAATCTCATCAATTAGCCCCAATAAGTTGTGGAATTGGGCAAATATAGCCGCGAAGACCAAGAAAAGGTACAATGGCGGGTTAACCAGACAACAAAAACGTAATATCATATTTGCTATTTATGGCCCGAATTGCGCCAAATGCGGGTTTTCAGATAGGCGGGCTTTGCAAATAGACCATGTTAATGGGGACGGTCATAAAGAACGAAAAGGGAAGGCCAGTTTTAAGGTGGAACCGAAAATAATTAATGAATTTTTTCCGGGCACTTACCAAATATTATGTGCCAATTGTAACACTATCAAAGCCGTTGAAGAGGGTAACCAAAACGGGAACAATCAGCATTTACCCGTACTTGACATGGGGGTGTCGGGTGTGGTATGATACAGGTTATGGACATCGCGCACGATGAGTTTAATGCCAAGCCCACCAATGAGGATATAGTTCTTCCCCCGTTGGAGGACGTTTCCCCTTACATATTGGCGTATCGTGCTTACGTTTTGAACCGTCGTTTACTGGAGTCTGATGTTGGAAACATACAGCGAATCGAGTCAGAGCTTATTAGACGTGGACTCTCTATCTATGTTGATCTTGAGAAATCGTGAGTCTGGTTGGCCGGATGTAGGGGAGCGGGATAGGGCTTTCGCTGTTGAGTACATCACCAACGGGTACAAGCATGGTGATGCGGCTGAGGCTGTGGGTTTAGTCCGGAGTTCCGGTACTAGGAAATTGCGTGAACCATTGGTGTCCGCCTTCATTCGGTTCATGCAGGAGACAAGGCAAAATTCAAAGCTGATTACGCAGCACTTCGTAGAGCAGAAATATCTGGAGGTTCTTCCTAAGCTCATGGGGGAAGAGGAGGTTGACGTATACGATGCCAAGGAAGGGGTGTCGGTGCGGGTGAAGAAATTCCACTCTGCGGAAACAGTGAGTGTCCTAAGGGACTTGGGTAAAGCGGCTGGGTACATTGCCGATGACGGTCCAAGGGGTGCAGCCGTGAACGTGCAAATAAATATGGGCGGGTTCACTGGGGAGGAACCCACCATTGTTATTGAGCATGAAGACGAACAATGACTGACATAATCCTCCCGCACAATTGGAGAGCAAGGCCGCACCAGCAGCCATTCGCAAGGTATCTTGCAAACGGGGGGAAGAGAGCGGTTGCGGTATGGCACAGACGAGCCGGGAAAGATTCAGCATCACTAAACTGGACAGCAATCTCAGCATTTCAAAAGAAAGCTGTCTATTGGCATATGCTCCCAACCGCCGTACAGGCAAGAAACGTTGTGTGGAACTCCATCAATCCACACACCGGACAACGAGTAATTGATCAAGTTTGGCCGAAGGAGCTACGGGAACGTGTCAATAACACTGAAATGCAAATTGAGCTTAAGAATGGCTCCATTTGGCAGTGCGTTGGGTCGGATAACTACGATCGACTCGTCGGGTCAAACCCTTATGGGGTTGTATTCTCGGAATACTCTATCGCGGACCCAAGGGCCTGGGACTTCATCCGGCCTATCCTCGCAGAAAATGGTGGCTGGGCACTATTTATTTATACTCCGCGAGGAAAAAATCATGGGCACGACCTTTACCAGATGGCTGAGAGTAATCCCGATTGGTTCGCTGAGCTACTCGATATTGAACACACGTACAGGGATGACGGTTCTCCGGTCATCCCTCAGGACATGTACCAAGCTGAAATTGATGCTGGGATGGACCCCCAACTCGCTTTACAAGAATTTTATTGCAGTTTCGACGCAGGACTCTTTGGAGCTTATTATACTGAGGCGCTTAGCAGGTGCAAGGTAGGCGATTACCCTTGGAACCCGGCGCGGCCAGTTCATACTTTCTGGGACATAGGATTACGTGATGCGACAGCAATCTGGTACGGGCAGCAAGCGTTCGACGGGGGAGCAATCAACTGGATCGATTTCGACAGAGGGGTTAACATTCCTCTTACCGATTGGTGTAAAATCGTTAGAGATAAACCGTACAACTTCGGGAGCCATTCAGCTCCTCATGATATCAAAAAGCGGGACTATACGGATGGCAGAAGTTATCTCTCCACAGCATTGGAGCATGGCATTGATTTTGAAGTTGTTCCGGACATTGGCATCAAGGCCGGAATTGATTCCGTTAAAAGTTTCCTGCCAAGATGTAATTTCAATCAGTCCACCACCAGAGAAGGATTTGATGCCCTAAGCAACTACAGGCGGGAATATAATGATAAGTTGCGGGTATTTATGGATAGGCCATTACATGACTGGGCTTCCGACGGGGCAGACGCTTTCAGATATGCGTCGATTGCTTGGCCGGACGATTTTAACTTAGAAGGACATCAACGCTTCGTTGTCAGACGGGCCTTAGGATAATACCATGCTAAATAATGAAATACGTTCACGATTCGACGCGCTTGAATCTCTCAGGAAGAATCAAGACGATACGATGCAACAGATTGAACGCTTCGTCGTCCCATTCCGAGGTGAGTTCTTCAGGGACATGTCCTCTGAATTCGAAGTTATGTGGAGACGTCGCTTTATCTACGACTCCACCGCAGTACAGGCTTGTCAGACTCTTGCCGCAAGCATACAGGGGTCGCTTACTTCAGCGGCCATACAATGGTTCATTCTGAACTTCCGGGACCAGAAACTGCAGCAAGATCACGAAGCAAGAGAGTGGCTGGAACAAGTTGGGGCCATTATCTACCAGACACTCCAAGAGTCGAACTTCGACATGGAGTCAAGCGAGTTCTACCTCGACCTCTGCTCATTTGGCACAGGAATTCTGTTCGAAGAGGAAGTGCTGGACCGCAAGGGCGACTACAAGGAGCTTGACTTCTCGTCTGCTCCAATAAGGGACTGCTACTTCGAACACGATCACCGGGGAAACCTGCTACGATTTTACCGCCGATTCCAATGGACGGCGCTCCAGATTCAAGACAAATTTGGGGAAAAGATTCCGCAAGAAGTGAAGGATATTCTGGCGGGTGGGGGAACTTCCGACATAGACCGGAAGTGGGACATTATCCTCTGTGTATACGAGAGGAAGGAAGAAGCGGACGCTGACACAACCAAGATGTTGGCTCCAAGGAAGAGGCCTTATGGATACAAATACATCGTACACAAATCGGCGGAATTATGCGGGGAAGAAGGCGGGTACTACGAAATGCCAGCCTTCGCCGCCAGATGGCGCAAAGTCAACGGTTCCAGGTGGGGCTTTAGTCCTGCTTATGTTGTCCTATCAGATATCCTCACCCTCAATGAGCTTGTTGAAGCCTCCCTTGAAGCTGTTGGCAAGGTGGTCGACCCAGCAACTATTGTTACGCAACGAGGACTCCTTTCGGACCTTGATTTAGGTCGTGGCGGACTCACAATCGTCCGAGAACTCGACCAAATAGCCCCATTTGAATCAAAGGCGCGATTTGACGTTGCAGACATGCGTATCGACCGTCTGCAAGATTCGATCAACCGAGCTTTCTTTGTAGACCAACTACAACTGAAAGAATCACCAGCGATGACAGCTACTGAGGTAAGAGTCAGATATGAGTTGATGCAGAGATTGCTCGGTCCTACACTGGGACGGCTCGAGGCAGATTACCTCGATCCATTAGTGAAACGAACGCTGGCCATCCTTTACAGGAACGGCAAGCTGCCGGAAATGCCGAAGATTGTTAGTGATAACCAAGGTCAGTTCGAAATTGAATACACCGGGCCGCTGCCAAGAGCGCAGAAGCAAGACACGGCTCAGTCAGTACTAAGTTGGGTCGGCGTATCGGGGCAGCTTGCTGAGACTACGCCTGCGATGCTTGATGTCATGGATGTGGACGAAATCGCTCGTGGGCTGGCAGAC